AAGAGCGCAGGCTATTACCATTCCTTTACATGATTGATGATGTGGAGAAGTGGAACGACATAGACGAACTGAAAAAGGCTAACCCTAACATGGGCGTATCCGTAAAGGAAAGTTTCTTTATGGACGAGATAGCCGTAGCAGAGGGCAGCTTAAGTAAAAAAGCAGAGTTCCTTACAAAGTATTGCAATATCAAGCAGAACAGCTCTATTGCATGGCTGGAATATCAGACAGTAGAGAACGCCGGAGTAGAAAAGACCTTAGAGGACTTTAGGGACTGTTACGCCGTGGGCGGCATTGACTTAAGCCAGACAACAGACTTGACCGCAGCAAGCGTGGTAATTGAGAAAGAGGGTAAGCTATATGCGTTTACTCAATTCTTTATGCCACGGGGAAGAATTGAACACTTGCAGGCGACGGACGGCGTGCCTTATGACATATTTGTTAAAAAGGGGCTGATTACTTTAAGCGGCGAGAACTACGTAGACTATCACGACGTTTACAACTGGTTTACTATGCTGCTGGAAGTATACGGAATACGACCGCTTAAGATTGGCTACGACCGATATAGCGCACAGTACCTTATTACCGATATGGCAAATTACGGTTTCCACATGGACGACGTATACCAGGGCGAAAACCTTACGCCAGTTATCCGTGAGTTTGAGGGCATCATAAAGGACGGCAATTTTAAGATTGCCGACAACAATTTACTAAAGACACATTTCTTAAATGTTGCGCTTAAGCACAACATGGAAACAAGAAAATTCAGACCTATAAAAATCGAGCAGCGGGCGCATATCGACGGCTTTGTATCTGTCATAGATGCAATGACCGTGCGGCAGAAATACTGGGAAGAGTGCGGCGAGCTGCTGAAAAACGCCGCATAGAAAGGAGAGTGAACGGTATCAAATTCTTAGATTATCTTTTTCATGGGAAAGAGCTGCGATATATTGACAGCTATTTTAAGATGCTGAACGGGTACAGCCCTACGTTTACCAGCTATAGCGGCGGTGTATACGAAATGGACTTGACGAGGACAGCAGTAAATAATTTTGCTACACATTGCAGCAAATTAAAGCCGGAGATTACGGGCAGCGCCCTTAAGCATCTGGAAAAAACATTACAGCATAAGCCTAACTATTTCATGGATACTACAAAGTTTATTAAGCGGCTTGCGACCTACGTAGCAGTAGAGCATACCGCTTTTATTGTACCTATCGAGGACAAAATAGGCAGGCTATGCGGCTGGTATCCGCTGCGTGCGGAACGCTGCGAGGTGGTAGAGGTAAAAGGACAGGTTTACTTGCGGTATCTGTTTGCAAATGGGGAGCATGGGGCTATTGAGTTTGAAAAAGTAGGTATCATAACAGACTTTGAGTACACAGACGACCTTTTCGGAGAGGATAACCGCACGCTTAAGCCGACTATGCAGCTGATACATACGCAGAATGAGGGCATTATAAATGCCGTCAAAAACTCTGCAAATATCCGCTTTCTGGCAAAGGTGGCGAATATGCTGAAACCAGAGGATATTAAGAAAGAGCGGGAACGGTTTACCGAGGACAATTTAAGCGCCGACAATGACAGCGGAATGATTATTTATGATAATAAGTTTTCGGAGCTGAAACAAGTAGAAAGCAAGCCATACACGCCAAACGCATTGCAGATGCAGAATATACAAGAAAATGTATGCACGCATTTTGGTACTAACATGGATATTTTGCAAAACAAATTCAATGAGGAAACGTGGAACGCATATTACGAGGGAAAGATAGAACCGTTTGCAATCCAGCTTTCCCTTGTTATGTCAAACATGACATTTTCAGACAGAGAGATAGCGTGCGGAAATGCTATTACTTTTTCTGCAAACCGCCTGCAATATGCCAGCAATGCAACAAAGCTGCAAGTAAGCACACAGCTTTTTGACCGTGCGCTGCTGAACCGTAACGGCGTAATGGATATATGGAATATGGCACACGTAGAGGACGGGGAAAAGTATTATATCCGAAAGGAATACACGGAAGTAAGCGAGCTGAACAACAGTAACAAAGAGCCGAAGATTATCATACAGCAAGTACCGCAGGCGGGGCAGCAGGGGACAGACGACGGAAAGGGAAAAGAACCGACAGAGGGCGAGCCGAAAGAGCCGCCAGACGACGGGAAACAGAAAGAGGGTGTAAACAATGCCGATTAAGAAAGAGCGGGAATATAGGGCGCTGGCAGCGCCATTGACTGCGCAGGCAGCAGCAAAAAGAATAGACACAGAGTATTACGTAGAGGGATATGCTACAACTTTTGACAAGCCGTATCTGCTTTATGAATTTGAGGACGGGACAAAGTTTTACGAAAGGATAGACGCACACGCACTGGACGGCGCAGACATGAGTGATGTTATTATGCAGTACGACCATGCAGGCAGAGTGTTTGCCAGACAGTCAAATAAGACGCTTATTTTAGTGCCAGACCATAAAGGGCTTTTAGTGGCGGCTGACTTAGGAAAGACAGACTTAGCCCGTGGGTTATATCAGGATATTGACGCAGGCATGATTACTAAAATGTCATGGGCGTTTACCGTGGCAGAGGAAACATACGACAGAGTAACACGTACAAGGACAATTTTAAAAATAAAAAAGGTTTATGACGTATCCGCAGTGAGCATACCAGCAAACGGGGATACTGAAATAAGCGCCCGTAATTTTGCACATAGGAGTTATGAGGCAGAACGGCAGGAGTTGCTTAACAGACGGGTAGCACTACTAAAGATTAGAGCGAATTTATAACACAAAAAAAGGAGAACAGAAACCATGAGATTAAAAGAAATTGAGGCAAGATTAGCCCAGATTAGAAACGAGCTGAACACCAGAGCGGCAGAGTTGACCGCAGAGGAAATTACAGCACTGGAAACAGAGGTAACAGACTTGCAGGAAGAGCGCACGCAGATTGTGGAGCAGGCAGAGAGAAGAAATAAGCTGCTTGCCAGAATTGCGGCAGGAGAACCGATTGACGACGGAGTAGAAGGAGAGGGAACAACGCCGACAGTGCTTAGAAACTTTAAAGGGACAGCAGGCGAGGGGGACGACGGCGACAAGTACGGCAGCATGGAATACAGAAAGGCATTTATGCGTTATGTATGCCGTGGTGCGGCTATCCCAACAGAGTACAGAGCAGATGCAGTGAGCAGCACAACGGACGTAGGCGCAACAATCCCTACAACGGTACTGAACCAGATTGTGCAGAAGTTAGAAAGTACGGGAATGATTTTGGCGCTTGTAACCAGAACTGCATACAAAGGCGGCGTGGCTATCCCGGTGTCTACGGTTAAGCCTACTGCAACATGGGTAGCAGAGGGAAAAAGCAGCGACAAGCAGAAATTTACCGCTACAAAAGACGGCATGATTACTTTTGCATATCATAAGCTGCGCTGCGCCGTTGCGGTAAGTCTGGAAGTTGACACAATGGCAATCAGTGCTTTTGAGGCTATGCTGATTAACAACATTGTAGAGGCTATGACAAAAGCACTTGAGCAGGCGATTATCAGCGGCGACGGAAACGGAAAACCGAAAGGAATTTTAAACGAAACACCAGCAGAGGGGCAGAAACTTACCAGCTTAAAACCTGCTTATGCGGACTTAATCGCAGCAGAGGCAGCATTACCGCAGGCATACGAAAACGGGGCAGTATGGTGTATGAGTAAAAACACTTTCATGCAGTATTACGGACTGACCGACAGCAACGGGCAGCCTATCGGCAGAGTAAACTACGGTATTGCAGGAAAGCCGGAGCGCTTTTTGCTGGGCAGACAGGTAGTGTGCTGCGATTATGTGACCACATACAGCGCCGGAGCAGCAGAGAATACAGCGTTTGCGTTCCTTTTCAACTTTAAGGACTATGTACTTAACACCAACTATGCAATGGGCGTAAAGAAGTACGAGGACAACGACACAGACGACAAAGTAACAAAGGGCATTATGCTTGTGGACGGAAAGGTAGTTGATAAAAATAGCCTTGTTACTATCTGCATGGGGAGAAGTGCGTAAGAAAGGTGGATATTTATGAAAGGGCATTTAGATGTTAAAGAGCTGGAAAAATGCAAGAAGGCAGATTTGCAGAAACTTGCGAAAGAGCTGGGCGTAAGTACAGAGGGGACAATCAAAGAACTTGCGGAACGT